TTCACTATCCGTATAGCCATTTTTGTTAGTTTTTACTGCATCTAGAACCACATCTTCTATTTCTTTAGCTGTATTACCCGCAGACTGTAAAGTTTGTGATAGTACTGATACACCTGCTCCTATTACTTTACCAAATTTAGCAAATGGTATTGCAGCTTCTATAAGGTCTGGAAGCCCCCCTACAACTTTAAGCGTGTACCCTCTAAAACTTGGGTTTGAGCCAGGACCAACATTTTCTGCGCCTATAGGAATGTATATAGGAGCGCCAGTAAGAGGGTTACTACCTATTTTAGCAAATATTAAATCTCCTGTAGGTGTAGAACCTTCAAGTGCATCTGTACCTTCCTGAGTTATCTGCCCGTAAAATTTTTCTGCTTGTTTTCTAGTGGCTGTAACAAACGGTTTTACAAGTTTTTGCGTTTCATTAAAATCAGAATCAGGGTTATCTTTTGCTTCTTGGAGTACGGCTTCTTGTTCCTTAGTCCAACCTGATAATGGTGCGCCAGTAAGAGGGTTAATACCTAATGTAGAAAAAGTACCAGCAAAATTGTCAATGGTAAATGCTGTAGCGTCAGCACCAGCAGCTACAATTTCCTCTAAAAATTGTGAAGAAGCAAATAAACCACCGTCTTTTAAAAAATCGCTAGTAGTTGTTTCTGCTTTTAAATTTACCTTATTTATATAACTATCTGTTTCACTTTTTTCTAACTCGTCTTGATTAAAAATATATTTTTGTAGAAAAGAAAGCTCTTTATCTTCTTCTGCCATTTTTTGAAGGTCTGCTACGGATGCTTCTTTTTTTATTGCAGAAAAATCACCTGTATATAAAGGAGGAGGAGATATGGTTTTTAAAGTTGATTCTTCTATATTATCACCATAATAAACATCATCTTTAGCTATAACATCCTCAAGACCTTCTTCAAATATAGATGCCTCTAATGCTTGCCCCTTTTCTTTTAACGCTTGAGCCTCTTCTTCGGTAAGACCAAGTTCAGACTCTGTGATTTCTCCTGTTTCTTCCGTTGTAGTAACTGCTGGAGTAGTAGTTACTGTAGGTTCTGGAGCAACCATATTTTTTACTTTTTCAGCAAGAGCCGTATTGCCCCTATCTACAGCGTCTTTATACATAACATCTATACCATTAGCTCCTGAAGCTGCAGCAGTAACACCTAAAGAAATACTATTATAAGCTGTTTCATTTAAGGAATCACCTCCAACTTTCTTTACAAATTCGTTAACAAGACCAGATACTGAAGCTGCTACTGAAGTTTTAAGATTCCCACCTAAAAGTGCTGCATTAAGACCATTACCAATAGCGTTAGTAAGTTGTTCTGATTTTAAATCACTAAAATCAAATGTGTTTTGAAGTGTATTTGTAATTTCTTTAGAAGCCTCACCGTACAATTTAGACCCTGCAGTAGCAATTATTACAGTTCCTACGTCTCCCCCAGTAACAACGGTAGAAATCGCTGCTTCTGTACCCGCTTTAATTAGTTTATCTGAAATAATATCTGTGTTTATACTATCTGCAGCTATATCTCCTGCAGCACTTGAAACACCTTTTACTACCTCTCCGCCAATAACCGAAAGTGCTGTTTGTCCTACAGCTTCAAGTACACTAGCACCCTCATCTATTTTTTTAGCTGCTGTTATTACAGGTACTAGTGGAGCAAGTGGAGTATACGATAGAGCTATAGTTGCAAGTTCAACAGTATTTTCACCTATAAATTCTTTTGTATCATCCCAAGTATCATCTACAAAGTCTACAATTTCGCTTGCTACGTCAGATGCAGAAGAAAACCAATCGCCAGGGTCCCACCACGCACTTTTTTTAGGTTGGACAGGAGGCGTTTTTGTAGCCATAACACTACCAATAATACCTCGCATAAAATTACCAAGGGATTGCGTATAATCATTTGCCCCTGCACCTGCACCTACAAAAATACCAGAATTAAACGTATTAAGATTATCTTGAAGCTCGGTATAGCTCATACCTTCGTATTGTTTTCTATAATCGCCCCCAGATTTTTCAAAAGCGTATGTAGCCATGTTATTCTTCCATCTTTATTGGTTGTTTACCAAACTTAACAAAAACACCTAAAGTTTTAGAATTAGCAGCTACAGAAACAGTAGTGTCTACAGACCTTAATTTATCACTAACTAATTCCATAGCAGGAGCAAGTCGTTTATCTTTTAACTCAGAAATGTAATGCGTTACCCCATCTCTTTGCAAATGAGCCATATAATTATAAAAATTTTGTACAAAGTTTTTACCTGTGTCTACGTTTAAAAATCTTCCTTCTAACTTGTTAGGAAACTTTTGCCCACGTTGGGCTATGAAAAAAGTGTTTCCTATTTGTATCGCTTCCGTTGTTTTTAACGACAACTCTGCAATAACTTTAGTAGACATATCTTGTAAAGAAGCAGGGTTCGCGGTGGTTTGTTTTTCTAGCTGTAAAGCCCTAACAATTATCTCTCGCAAATCTAATTTTTTATTTTTGCTGTTTATCAATTCCACTAAGTTATCTCCAAAACACTAGCTACAACGTGTAATCTGTTTCCTGTAGCAGCTGTAGTTTTTAGTATTTCTGTTGCTTGAAGAACGAGAGGGGCAGTCAACAGCTCTACAGTTGCATTAGCAGATATAGACTTTGTTTTAAATAAACTAAACACATCAGACCCATTTGTTAATGTTACCGTAATAGTATCTGCATTGCCAGAATCTTCTGAAACAAGTATAGATTTTACTATAGCAGTAGTAGAGGCTGAACAAGTATATAAAGTTGTAGCACCTGTGCCAGTTAAGTCTACTTTTGCATTTGTGTATGTGTTTGCCATTATCCTAAAAACCAACTAAAAGAATCAGACCTATCTGCAAGAGATGTGTCCCTTAACGTGTTATCTATTTGATTAAAATATAAACGTATAATGTTATTAAATTGATCGAAGTCTTCAACATTGTATTCTTGTGGAGGGTGGGGTAAAACAGGTGCTTTAAACCCTACTTCATACTCAGCCATTATCTCCTCCCATCTGGGCGCATATCAACTCTTGGCACACCCAACTGCCATTGTACTCCTGTAGCACTAGACTCTAATTTCATAGCCATTTGCCTACCTCGTAGCCTTGTATCAATTTTAGTTGTGTATACCTCTACAGGAGAGGTTGCAGTACGTGTGATTGTACCTGCGCTATTACCACTTTCAGATAGTGGAGAATTTAATCCAGACCCAGGATAACCAGCAGGGCTTAATGTCATAGTTATAACAGGGCTGTTAGCTGTAGACCCTTCAAAAGATACGTCAGGAACCATGCGTGATACCAACATAAACTTATGCCCATCATCTAAGTCAAAATCCGCAGAGCTAATAAACGCAGATATAGCAGCTGTAGTCCCTGTTTCATTATCATCAATGCCTCGCTCGTGATCTACAAGAACTCCGTTATAAGTAGCCCCTAATGGGAAGTCTCTAAGCCCTGAGTCTAACCAAGCAGATCTAGCCATGTTTCCATAGTACCATATGTTCTCTGCGTAATTATATATCACGTAACGATCTACAATGTTAGAATCTGCAGAACAATAAAACCACCAGACTTCATTAAAGGCTTCGTTAGTACCGCCAAAAACTTGTGTAAGCTGATCAACATTAAAATCATTAAATATGTATCTTCGCACATCACAGGGAAGTGTTTTAACTCTACCATCATACATGTAAAACTTATCTTTTCCCATCCAGTAGGCTATACCATTAGCCATAGCAGTAGCTTTTATAGACGCTATAGAAGTATTTTCACCTACTAATGAAGCTCCCCATACTCCTGAGTTTACACCAACAAATTGTAGCGAATATAGGGATGAATCTGTCCAAACAAGAAGCTCCTGCCTAGCTTGCATAGCAGCTACTATTTCTGTGCCTCTGGATAATCTAAGACTTCCTGCTTGGTTTATAGCTGATGGACTCCATTCCACAGCGCTTTCTTGGTCAGACCAACGAATTAACATAGGATCTTTTGTGGCAGACCCAAGAGGTGTAGTACCCATACAAAACACAAACCTATTAATGTCAGATACTATCATAACATTTTGAATAGAAGGAACTTGTGAAGCTCCTGACCTAGAACTCAATAAAACACCGCGAGTTGTGGTAACTCCCACTGACGTATCATAGTAATATAAAGGGCCGTTTCTAAACCCAAATATTAAATCTTCTCCAAAGTTAGATTGCGACCATATTCTAAGTTCATCAAAACTAGATTCTCCTTGATTCCAACCACCAGACCCAAAGGTGCTAGCACCCCAACCTGTTAAAGGGGTTGCAGAAGTAGAACCCGCGTTTATTTGATATGCACCTACAACAGAACCACCACCACTTCCTGAATCTGAAGAGTTAGATACAATATTAGTAAATTTATTTGTAGTATTACTTAAACTTTTTGCCTCTATCCCGTATGTATTAGCGCCTTCTATAGATTGTATTTTATACTCTTGGTTTAGAACGCCAGCTGTTATAACTCCACCCAACGTAACAGCCCCGCTAAAAGTAACAAAATCAGATAGTACAGCTCCATGACTGTTATCGGTTACTAAAAGACTAAAAAAAGACACTGTGTCTCCTGAACTATGAGTAGTTGCTGTTGTACTTGTGGATACATCTTCTATTATAGAGGAAGCTCCTCGCGTACAACCTATTAAAGAACCGTCTTTTAAACCTGTGTAAGATATAACTTCATTGTTTATTTTTATTAATCCTGACTCAGGCACATTTGTTACACTAGCTAAAGGGCCTATTGTAGCGGTAGTAGTTGAAGTAACAGCTTGAGCCAATGTAGTTTCTATTGCTGTAAATGTTACGTCTCCTGCAGAAGTAGTGATTCTAAGAGGAGTTGCATCGTTATAATTACCACCATTTTCTATGTAAAATTTTAAATTAGTTCCAATACCAAGTAGGCTTTGCCCGCTAAGACTGACCCAACTAAACAAAGACCGTGCTATACCTTCAAATTTTGATACGTTGATTCGTGTCCACCCGCCTAGTTTTTCAGGTAACCCCTGCCTAAACCGTACATTATTACACTCATACCAACCCCCCTCATTACTATACCTAGTACGCTCTCGGTTTACTCCAGGTTTAAAATCTAATTTTTTAAGTGGCATGGCACGTTACCCTGCGAGTTCAAAATGTGGCCCGTCAATGAATGGTCTACGCCCCTGGGATCTGCGTAAATCTATGTAAGCATTCATGGCTTCTTCCATAGTCCCATCCCAAGATCGTATATCATCTATATGCCATGCTGCACCCCACCTCACAGACACATTATTATCCCTAGCTGCTTGAGCCATTGCATCTGCTAAATCATCATACAAATTTAATTCCCAAGATCCTCTTGAACCAATATACGCCATAAGGTCTACGGCATCTCCTGTGAGGTGTTTACTCTTTAATGTTTGACTAGCGCCTTTATCTACTAAAGCTTGTTGTTCTTCCAAAGTTCTCATGCCACAAATCACTCCAAAGTCAATTTTTGAAATTTTTATAGCGTCAGAAACAACAAAACGGAGGTCTTCTTTTATACCGTCCATTCTTCCTAAACTTCTTTGGCTTAAATTAAAACTCATTTTGTTAACCCTTTCGTTTTCTCGTAGCTACGTAACCCCCCAATTCCCAATAATCCTCCCAAAACCGTAAGAAGTGTATTCATTTCAAATTTTGGCAAATCTGGTATATCTACCCCTGCCACTGTTAAAACAAAAATAATAATAGGCTGAAGAACAAAGTGATAGAAAAAAGCAATCCCACAGACCCAACCAACGAAAGGTCGCCAGCCACCTTTAAAAATACTTCCAGAAGCTGCTTCTGCTTTATTAACTGAGATTTGCGCAAGTTGTTGTTCATGAGCTAATCTGTCTGCCATCGTTGCCAACTCGTGGGCCAACTTAGCTTTTTGATCTTTATCCTCAATAAACTTATCAAGTATTTGCGTGGCAGGAGCGATTAAACTATTCAGTAAACTCATTACTTTCGCCTTTTATTCACGGGTTTGTTTTTTAAAACGGTTTTTAATGTCTTTGCTTGCCCTGCATGAAGTTTTGAAGCCTTATTTAAACCTTTTATAACTTTTTTAATCTTTCTATCTGACATTACTTATCTCCTATTGTTACGTTTAGAGTAAGCGGTAGCACCCATAAAGACAGAAACCACGGCAGCTTGACTAACAAAGAAAGTGTTTAAAAATCCTGATAACTGGTTAACACGAGATATATCAATAATAGGAGTCATCATAGCAACTACAAATAAAACCATAGACCCCATAGCAACCCACGCCATCATACGTTGTTGGTCTTGCATTTTATCTAAATTCTGGTGCATCTCACGTTGATGTTGCAACTGCTCCATCTTAGCAGCCATAGCCATCTCACCATCTGTAATAATCCCATTATTATCTAGGTCAGCACTTTCCCAAGCAGAGCCTTTTTGTAACTTTTTTTGTGCCATACTGCCTCCTATTTAATAAATATCCATTTTGGTGGAAAATGTATAGCCCAAAGAAAAGCTAGTAAAACTACTATATACAACAAAAAATCTTCAATTTCCATTTAAACCACCTGTTATTATAACATCTGCAAAAGTTACTACTGCGAATAAAATCCCAACAAGTAAAACTATTACACATAATCCCGTAATAAAGTAACCTAATATTTCCATTATTTCTTGTTGTTGTCTTTTTTTTACTCTTATCGCTTCTTTTCTAGCTGCTTTCGCCTCTTCAACTCTTTTGTTTCTTTCTGTTAATATAGATAGCCATGTGCCGTGTCCAAACCGCTGATCAACTAATACACTTACATTATAAAGTTCTTCCGCTGCTAATTTTGCATCAATAATCTCATTAGCAACACTCTTTACTCCAAACTGGTCAGCTATACTGACCCCATCTTTCTTTGCTCTTTTCTTGTCTAGTTGGTTCTTACCTTCAAATAAACTATCTATCTGCCCTGCAATCGCGGATATATCTTTAGCTGTAGATATGTTGTCCTTGATAAAAGCTACACTTTGTTTGACAAGTTGGATACCAGTTACTATGTCTCCAAGTACCATACCTCATGCCTTTAATACTAAGGAAATCAATAGTATTATTGTCGTCCCGCTTGCTCCTATTAACACCACCTCCAAGCGCTTAACACGCCCTAATATTTCAATCCAACGTTCTTCACTCACTGCTTTATGTACCTCTAGAGCTGTGTTAACGTCTTCTAATTTCATTAGCTAGCCTTCTCATCTAAAACTTCTTCAGCTTTTTCTTTAAAAGAATCTAATAAATCTTTTTGAAAACTGTCAGAGGCTCTTTGAATTTGGTCTAAATCAGCCCTTAATTTTCCTGCTTTAGCGCCAAGGTCTTTTAATTGAGCTATAAGATATTTTTGTTGGTTGTTAAGATCAGCATTTTTATAACCTTTACCATCAATATTTACCACATTTTCGTCTATTGTTTTTGTTTTAGCCATTTTATTCTCCTTTAACTTGGTTTTGTAGGCCAGTCAGCTTCTTCCAACTCAGGCCAGTTTGAATGTGTGGGTAGGTCTCTACAAGCTTTTCTGTAAGCTTTCCAAGCGTCGGGTACTGCCTCACCTAACTCACTTGCTCTTATTGCAACCCAGTCAGATTCAACGAGCATACTGTTTCTTTCGCTCCTACCAAAAGCAGCTGCCGCTTCTAATTCAAATTCTCTAGAAAGACTCATTTGTTTCTCCTAATTTACTAATCTCAGTACGACAACATCGCCATAGATTACTCTATTGTTGTTTGACACAAACTCGATTGTTTGTACTTTGTTAGATCCATTACTTTGTTGACCTCCATGAAATTTATAATGCACTCCTGAATTTGCTGAGTGAAGTTCTCCCCAAAACCTAAACCTACCATTTGCGTCATTGGTGCTTGTAGCTTGAAACCAATTAAACTCCCCAGTATAACCAGGTGTTGTGTTGTAACCTCCTCTTGAATCATAAGTAATAATTGGAGTGTCACTACTACTAGTAGAGGTACGCGCCCAAGTACTTTCAGTTGACATTTTACCTACCCAACTATCAGCGGTTTGTTGACCACTACTAGCGGTGTTTGAATTTTGAGTGTAAAGTTGTAGGTAAATTTTTTGATTATATCCATTTTCAAATTGAAGGTCATTAAAATAAAATTTGTACCAA